AGTGAGTGCAATGCTATGCTAAAGTAATTAGTAATATGCTAAGGTGTTTAGTATAGTAGATTAGTGTAATGCTTGGGAAGTGCTGAGGTATTATCTTATTGTATATATTATAGGAAGAATGTAAAGAAATGTTTTTTTTCAAAAAATATTTTTACATTTGTATTCAGATGAGAATTATTGTTTCAGCTATAATATCAATTCTATTAACACTATTCTGGTTACAGATTAAAAAACATGACGAAGACTTATAGATTTTTTTATCATTATTTTAAGCAAAAACAATGCATGAGTGTGCATTTTAAAAAACAATGTATGCCATGTAAAAATGTAGTTTGTTATGCTGATACAGAAACTAAATGGAACAAGACTCAACCACATTTAACAATGCAAGGGTTTGCATCAAGAATAGAAATCAAAGACGACACTATTTACATTTACAAATAAAACTAAAAACAATGACTAAACTAGACCAAATTGTAGAACAGTACCCAGACACAGACATTTTAAAGGCAGATGGATTTGACAAGTGCGTCTTAGGATATGATTATTCTTGGGATGGTACTATAAGACTTATTTACTCTATAGACAAAATAATAAAGCAACTAATGAAGCAAGATAAAATGCCTGTAGACGAGGCTATAGAGTACTTTGAGTTTAATATGAGAGGGGCTTATGTTGGGGAACAAACACCTATATGGTGTCAAGATGATTTTTGATATGAAAGACAAAACACTGCTAGAAATATTAGACCTTAGCGACTGCGAAAATGTCTTACAGACAATGGAGTGGGATGATAATGGCATACCCATAATTAACATTGACATAAAGGAATAATTCTTATCTTTATGGCGTGGGAATTGCTATACATCCTACGAACCGTATCCTATAATTTATGCCGTACATTCTATGTATATTGTTGCTATTAATGCAAACACTGTCTTCCCAAGCACAGTGCAAAGACGTATATGGTGACAAAACCGATTGTCCTACCGACCAAGATAGTCTTGTTATTTACAATAACGCATTAAAGGTTGCTGAATTTTACAGTAACAATAAATCCTATCAATTATTAAAATCTATTGAACTGACTGAAAACAGTCAGAAGATAACTGTATTTGAAGACCTCAAAGAAGCAAGAAGAATGTTTAACATTTTGAGAAGGGAATTGGCATCTATTAAGGATGACAAGTTTTCTGCTGGCAAACCTAATCCTGGATACAAGGATATTAATTATTCACAATATTATCAACTTGTAGATGAAAACAGATTCTATCAAAGAGAGCTTGAGAATCAGATTATTAATTCTGAAGCTCCGATGTCAATGTATGACACAAGAGTTTCACCTATTCTTGTTAACTCATATAAATGCATTGATACGAGTTCTGTATTTTTTAACGACCTTGTAAATATACCCTTGTATGTACCTGTAACAGTAAAACCATTTGGATTGCTAACAGAAAGTGAACTTATAATGAGATACAAGGCGTTACATATTCAAGTACCAGATATTACCAAGCCTCCAAAAAGAAAAATGGAAAAGAGGGATTCTACAAATACGATTGTAGTCAAGCAGGTAATAAATAATATACCTAAAGACACCATAATTCATGTAAACAACTTCTATGTAATAAAACCAAATGGGTTGCCTATATATGCATTAAACCAATATGGTAGTGGGGGAATTATTGGATTCATGGTTGGTCATAAATTCAAGAAATTAGATAAAAAGCAATACGGTGACTATGCAGTTCCTTTGTTTGCTAGGGAATTGCTTGCTAATGAAAAGGAACTTGACAAATACTTAAAAATAAAATTTGGTGCTTATTACGAAGGATTTTATTAATTTTATTATCGGTAGAAAATAGCCTTGCTTTTCCTACGAAAACCACAAATAAAAGACCCCCACTATTGGGGGTTTTTATTGTCAGTAATTTCTATCAGTTGACCACTTGCCATTAGGTCTATAAGGTCTTCTAATTGTGCTTTTTGGGAATCGCTAAAATGAATAACCTTATCCTCTATTGCATCTAAGAATAATGCATCTCTTATGTCTGAATCAATTTCATTTACAGCTTCTTGAGGAAGTCTGTGTCTTATGTTGTCTATAATCCATTTGCATCTTGATGCATAGTTAAGCATTATTTGCTTTGCTCCGTATTCATAACTTTTTGCTAGGTCATCAAAGTAGTCCATTGCAATCTTAGTGTGATGTAATGCCTTAATTAATGAGAATGTGTTGTCTTCAAATTTTTCTTTCATGTGTATGGGAATTAATAATTTATGCAAATAAAATAAAGCACTATTATTACTATTGTTACAATTATTAGTAATCCTAAAATTATATCAATAGCTTCTTTTATTATTTTTTTCAATTAGTTTTAATTTTTGGGGTTCTGGATATTCTTGTTTTCCCATACAGATAATGAGAAATAGTAGAATGATGTACATTAAAAAATTCAGACAAAATCATATTGCTACATAAATATTTTTCATGAATTATACTGCAAAATCTTTTTCTTAAATCACCTATATAGTTTCTTGACCTTGCACTTTTGTTTATAACAAAATCATTTATAGAAACATCATATTCTTCACATAAAATCTTTGCCTCTATAAGCAATTCTTCGTGTGTAATAAACTGCTTTCTAATCCTGTCCCTCATTCTGTTTTCAATTCTTTGATATTCTTTTTTTTCTTTCTCTGGCTTTATTACAACCAATGGGATAGAGTCACGATATTCTTTTAAATATCCAATGATTCTATTTTTTGTAAAATCATTAAAATCTTCATCTAGGTAAGTTTCTAATTGTTTAATAAATTTTTCTTCTGGTTTCATTTTTTAGTTTTGTATTGTTCAATAATTAATTTTAAATCTGATTCTGTTATTTTGCCTATCTCTCTTTTTTTGTCTTCCATTTTCTGTACCTCTTCCTCCCCAACAGCATCAACAAGAAACCTTTTGTATCTCTGATATGTTAGACCGCTTGGTTCTAGGTGCATACTTAAATTACAATGGCAACAACCAGCATGGCAGTTTATTTCATTGAACCTTAGTGAATAGACTGCCCTTGAAACAAAGTGCATACACTGTACAACATAGTTGCCAGATGTGTCCTTGTCTTTTAAATTAAAAGTTCCACCACAACATATGCAGGTAATATTTTTATTACTATCTGAGTCACGCTTCTTTATCCAATTCCCAAACAAAATGTCGGCAATCTTTAAGTAATCACTCTTGGTCTTGTCATTAGATACCTTGTGCAACTCTCTTGATATCTTACTTAACTGAGCCTTGTGGTTTCTGTATTGTTTTTTTATTTCGCCAGGGAAGTGATGAATAAAATATCCCTTATAACCTAGAGTTGGATACTTTTCACAGTCAGCAGAACACTTGCAATTCTTTTGCGTAATACTTGAATTAAATCTCTTCATTTTAAAATGGTAAATCTAGTTTTGAAAATGTGCCATCGGCTTGTCTTTCTATTTTAATTATTTTATTTGGACTCAGGTGATGGTTCTTAAACTGCATTGTTGAGCCAGTAAACTCCATGGCTATATTTTTTGTTGAGCCATGTCTATTTTTAGCAATAGTGCAAATTGCTAGTTTCTGTACAGGATATTCTATGTTGTTTATGTCAATAGGTTCTGTCATACCATAATACTCAGGTCGCATTAAAAATAACACACTATCTGCATCCTGCTCAATAGCACCAGACTCTCTTAGGTCTGACAACTGAGGCATCTTGTCTGCCCTTGACTCTACGGCTCTACTTAACTGACTTAGTGCAATGACAGGTATCTCTAGTTCCTTTGCAATACACTTCAGACCCCTACTTATGTCAGAAACAATCTGCTCTCTGTTCTTATTTTTAACATCAGTGCCAGACATCAACTGTATGTAGTCAACAATTATGTACCCAATGTTATGTTTCTTCTTTAATAAAGTAGCCTTTGTTCTAATGTCCCTAATATTCATGCTTGTCCTGTCCTCAATAAAAATCTTAGACGAAGCAATCTTGTCTATAGATTCCCCTAACATCCTATCCTCATCATCTGTAGTCTGACCATTTCTTATTCTCTCATGTGGAATGTTTGTGTCAATAGAAGCCAGCCTTCTTACCAACTGAACTCCATCCATTTCTAAGCTAAAAATCGCACAAGGAACATTTCCCAAAACAGAAGTATTATAAGCAATAGACAACGACAATGCAGTCTTACCTGCTCCTGGTCTTGCAGCAATTATTATCAAGTCTGGGGAAACCAAGCCATTTGTAGCCTTGTCAAGCTCATTTATTTCGGTTTTAATTCCCAAGACACCACTATGCTTAACGGTAGCGTGCTGCTCTAAGACCTTCATTCCGTAGTAAACTATGTCCTTAGACATACCCTTGATAACCTTCTCCTGCGATTTCTGCATCTTTTCATCTGTAGCACTTATAAGGTCAAATATGTCAGTTTCGTCCAAAAATGACTTTGAAAACGCATCGTGTGATATGGTTATCATTTCCCTCTTCAAATAACTTTCAGACAAAATCAAAATGTAGTTTTCTATGTTGGCAGAACTAATCACAGAATTAGTTATTTTCATGACCGCATAAGCCCCTCCAACAAGTTCTAAATTATTTTGCCTTTTAAGCTCCTCAACCACCGTTATGATGTCTATGCCTTGCCCACCATCATAAAGTGCCGCTATAGCCTTAAAAACAGCCTTAAATTCAATTTTATAAAACATATCCTCAAACAATCTTGACATTCCTAAGTTTTGGCAGTTAATGTCAAGCATCAAAGACCCTAATATTGATTCCTCAATTTCTGCTGATTGTGGGGGCAATTTATCTTTAATCATATCTTGGGGTTGGGGAATTAGGTAATTTTCTTAATGTTTGAATTTTTGGCTGTTCGGTTTGTTGGTATTTATTTTTCCTTTCTTTTTCATCTTTTCTTTTTTTAAGCCAATAAGAAAAATGTCTTTTCAATTCTTTTAAATCTTTATAATCTTCAGCTAATTCCAATTCTTTTAAAAAAACATCAACAAAAGCTAAAACATCATTTTTTGTAATTTTATAGGATGTCGCTATTTTATAAAAATATTGTTCTTCATTTTTAAATAATTTTTTTTCACCTTCCCAGCTATTAGAGTCTTTAATTTCGTTAGAGTTTTTATTAATTAAAATAGTATTTATTATATCTTTATTTTCATTTTCCATATGGGAGGTCATATGACCATTAATAATTTCTTCTTTTTTTATATCATTTTTATCCTTATTTTTTGTATGTTGATTATTGCCAGAAACATTATTCCTTCTGCTTTTGGTGTATTTTTGTCTTTTTAATTTTTCTTCTTCTAATCTTTCATTATACCATAATCCATTTTCATCTTTTATGAACTTATCTTTCAGTTTATCCCAATTTTGTCCAACAACTTGAGCTATCATATGTGTGGTCATATGACCTCTATTAAATTGAGTCATTAATAACTCCATATAAGCACCTTTTTCTTCAAAAGTCATACCCATAGTTCCGCCAATATAATCGTTTGGATAAAATAAGAAAGCAGGGTCTTTACTCATTTGAATTAGTTTTAAAATTTTCAAATAATTTAATTTGAGAAGCCATGTGATTTAGGAAATTTTTACTTGTGTCTAAGTCTAACATAATATTAATTCCAATAGTAGAATCTATGCTTTTTATTGTAATTAAAATGTTTTTAGGATTCGCATAACAAGTTAATTCAGTAAAGCAATCATCTGTAAAAGTTAATTGAGTTGCCATAATAAAAAAGTTAAGGGTAGCCTCTGTTGTTGCTTAAACAAAAACATCTTGCTTATGGAAAAGCAGAAGATAATTTTGCAACAGAAGTTACCCAGTTATTTTAAATAATTTTTTCTTTTGGAAATCATATGTCTTTGTTTAAGCAGGACAAAAATATAAAAATTTTTGATACAGCCAAAAAATATTTTTAGTAAGCGGTAATTATATTCCCTTGTTCGTCTAGAATAGTGATTACGTTGTAGTATGAGTCGTAGTAGTTTGCTACCTTGATGTAAGTTTCGTTTAAATCTCTGTTCATTTGTATGTAAACATAAAATTCTTGCTCAGACAAAAATGGTGAGTGTTTTTTAGGATTGTACTTCTCCTTGTAGTATTCGTATATTACCTTCATTTGGTTTGTTTTCTTGTTGTTTATGTACTCTTGTTTAGTCATCTTGTTTGGGAATTTGAGGTATACACATTGGCTTTTCTTTTGTCCATTTTCTATTAACTAAATAGTAGACATTATAGAATCCTTTTGAGTTCATTATTTTATTTCTTTCTAATGAACATCTCTTGCATACATCTTGTGACCATTTATGTCTTTCCATTTCGTTTGGGAATTCTTGAATCATATCGGTATTAGATTCTAAAATACGGCTAATAGCATTAATTATTTCATCTACATTAAAGTGTGTTTTTTCTGGAATATCATCTGCAACTTTGTTTACCCATTCCATATAGGTATCGTAAAGTTTAACTCTGTTTATTTTTATTTTTTTCATATCTTAAATGTAAGTTTTAAACTGACAATTCACCTACAAAACATAAGTGCGCCTATTTTTCTTGTGATGCGCCTAGTTTTAATTGTTCTCTATACCATTTAATTGCAAAACAGAAAGATAGATATTGGTCTTGGAATCCACCTACTGTATTGGGATTTTGTATTCTAAACATTTCCCAAGCATTATTAATTTCTTCATCTGATATTTCTATTCGCTGTTTGGGAACTAGATTATTAATGCCATCAAGTTCTGGGTAGTTATCTGTGTAGTTTTCTGTGTAGTTTTTTGATTTTTGTCCCATATTTATTTGATTTTTGGTATTTATAGTACCTTGTTGTTTATTTTTTTAAACTGTTTACGTTGTCGTAAACAAAGTAAATATTTGCGACAGGTGCTGATTTACGACACCTTTTGCAAACTAATCATTAAAGTCTTCTTCTTCTTCTTTTAATTCATTTGCTTTATCAATAATGTAGTTATCTATTTGTGTCTGGGAAAAGGTGGCTGATATTAACAAAGCAGAGAACAAATTGAACATCTCATCTATTGAGATGTCGTCATGTTGTTGTTCAATAGTTGTTTTTGTTTCGTGCATTTTTAATGATAGTTCCATTTTTTATTTTTTTATGAGTGGTAAAATATATTGATAGTTTGGTTTGTATTTATAAGGTATGGGAATCAGTAATAATGGATTTTTGCGTATATATACGTATAAATGCGTATCAAGTTTGGGAACATATGGCTCTTTAATAACTTCAGTTTTAGTCTTAACTCTTCCCATGACACAAAAATAATAATAATTTTGACAAAATAAATTTTGAAATGATATTTATTTTAATTTATTTTGCTATTATGATAGAAATACAAGGCTATAACAAGGTTAATTACCTAAAATTCCAAACCGAAATGGATGCACGGTTTGCGAACTGCGAACTATCTGAATTAGAAATTGCAGTAAAACTTGGCTTAAAGTCAACAGCAACAATAAAGAATGCATTCAGAAAAGATAGTCAGATAGTATCAGATGAGGTTATGTCTGGTATTATGGAGTGTATTGAATTGAGGGGATTTATTTTGTGGGTGTGTGGGAATAGACACTATTATATAAAAACATAAACATCCGTTAAATAGGTGAAAAATTATTATTCTTGGGGAGGTGAAGGTGCTGAAAGTGCTGAAGAACTTGAATGGGATAGTCATACAGAAGGCGAATTATAAAACAAAAAATATATGCAAAAGTTTGAACCCGTAGGCAGAAAAATGTTAGTTGAGCCGCTAAAGGAGGACAACTATACAACATCGGTTGGTATAGAACTTGTACAACTTGAATTTCAAAAGGTAAAGGTTGTAGAGGTTAGTAAAGAATACAGCGATATGTACATCCCAGGTGATGTGGTAGTAATTAGTTCCAATTCTGGCATTGGTCAAATGTATAATGGCAATGCTTGTTTATGGATTGACGCAAAGGCAGCACCAGATGGTGATGTTTGGTTTATTGTAAGGGAATACGAAAATGATGATGCAATTTAATATACCAATTCCTGTAGTTACCGAAAAGGGAGAAGACGGATACGCTATTTATGTAGAGTCTTCTGGAATGTTTGAGAACGACATTTGGTGTGTGGTTTTGTGTGAAGGAGGAATGATTAGGCACTTCAACACTTCCCAAATAAAAATACACAAAAACGCAACCTTTGGAATACATAACATATCGTGACAATGATGAAAGTGGGGAGCTACAATATTACATACTACAGCGTGAGTTCCCTCACTATATAGGATTAATATCTACATACCCAAAGGATTCAATCATCCCGTCCATACAAATAACCAATTATTATCTTTGGGTTGTATTTAGTGGTTCTTTGAGAGGAAGTTTAATCCCAGGATATAAAAATATAGAAAAGGATATTAAATTTGTATTGAATGACATGGCAACATGGTACTATGCTTATCGTATAGTACTGAATGAAAAAAAATACAAAAAATTTAAGTATGATTCAAGCCCCAACAAATAAAGTAATAGTACATCCAAAGACAAGATACATAAGACATATTTCAGACCTAATGAAGAGGTCATCAATTCAAAACGGGGCTTCAGTTGACCCAGCAGATGTGGTAAATATTGTAGGGGAAATAGTGTCAATTCCCAGACAAATCACAAACGACAAGCAATACGAAGGCTACTCAATACAAGACCTACAGATAGGCGACATGGCTATATTCTCATTTAAAGTAATTTACGACCTTGTTATAAAACAAGAAAACGGAGAGCCTGTTTACAGGAACTTAATTAAATACGATGGTAAGGAATATTTTAGTTGTGATATAAGAAACTTATTTGGAGTTATTCGTGAAGGGGAAATAATAATGGTAAACGGGTTTGTAATGCTTGAAGAGTTTGAGCAGGACAAGATTATATTGGCTCAGACAATAAAGAAAACAAAGAAAGCCAAGTCTTCGCATATAATGCACATTGGGAACAACAGGCAGCATCTCCCAAACATACAAGCCTCAAATGGTGACCTAGCATATTTTAACTCAGACAAGGTACAGCACTACGAAATAAACGGAAAGAAATTTATAATTTTACAGCAGGATAGAATATTAGGCAAAGAAATCGTAGAATAAAAATTTTTTTCTTAATAATATTATTAAATTTGGCAAACTTTCAGCCAAAATGAATATTAAAGACTGCGTTGATTATATTAATTTCTGGATAAGAAAAGAAAGAGGTTCTTTCTTGACAATAGAAGAGTCTGTTGCGGTTATTGATTTAGGACAAATCGCATATTACAATGATATTATTCCAAAGTATGCTACATCTCAGATAATAAAAGACTGCCTAACTCCATTTAAGACTAGGTATGATTTTAATTCGGCTGCCAATGACCCACAGCTAGTGTCAATTCCCAATACATTCCTAGTATCAACAATTACAGCAAATGCTGCATCGTCTGGGACAACAATTAATGTTTCTAGTACAACAGGGTTGGTTATAGGGCAAATTGTTGTAGTAAGTACGGGAACTGGATTATTTCAGCCAGGTACTATTATAACTAAAATAATATCTTCTACATCGTTTCAGGTAGACATTGAGCCTATAACAACCATACAAAGTGGTGCATCAATAAGGGTCTTTGAAAGTAGGGTATATCTTGATATGTTAGACATGGAAATCGTTTTTACTCAAAATGGAAGAGAAACGTATTACCCAGTTAAAATGACAAATGAAGACGAAAGGTCTAATAAACTAAATTCTCAAATAGACCCACCAATTCCCACAGCACCATTAGGAGAAATAACAGCACCAAGAACTATTCGTTTATATCCTGCTAATACTAATTATATTGGCAGCGTGTCTTATATGAGAAGACCTAAAAAGCCAGTGTATGGCTATAATGTTGTTGGGGGAAGAAATATTGTTTACGACCCAATAAATTCTGTTCAATTAGAGTGGAGAGATACAGATATAAACATGATTTTAATAAAGGCTTTATTGAGTGTTGGTATAAATCTTAGTGATGCTGAAATATCTCAATTTGCAGAAATGAAATCACAACAAAATTATCAAGGCGTTAATCATTTATAAAAAATAAAAAATGAGTGTTGTAACAATTTATAGATTAGCTGAAAGCTGTTTGTCACTTATTGAAGGTGGCGATATAGCAGAAGGTTCTAGTCTTTCATATAATGAAATAAAAATAGCCTGTGGTAATGTAATAAATCAATTACTTAAAACAGAATATTTTAGTATCAATGGAAAGATGGGAGAAGTGATACCAAACGGTACAACGCTAGGATTATATGAAAACATAGATGTTGTTTCTTATAATGGCAAAAGTAAGGCAACGCTTCCCATCAAGCCAATAAAACTACCAAGAAATATGGGCATATGGGCTATATATGCAAAATACGACCCAAATGATATAGGATATGAATTAGACAAGGAGTTCATCCCATTACAAATGGGTCAGGGAGGTCTTATTAAATCTCAGCCGTTGTTGAACGACTTAATGGGTCAGGTGGGGTACGAGAACTTTGGTATGGATGTTATCTTTACAAAAGACTTGAAGACCCTGTTCCCTAACATAAAGTTAGCAATGCGCTTAGCCATAATGGATATATCTATGTACGGGGACTATGACCCTTTACCAATACTTCCCGAACAAGAATGGCAAGTAATTCAAGAAGTATATAAATTATACAGCACTCAAGCAATACCTGATAAACTTGTTGACCCAACTGTTGATGAGAGTAAGGGAATTCCTACAACACAACAAAAAGCTAACCAATAAAAATAATTAATAAAAGATGGTACTAGCAACATTAGATGAAATAACAAGACGTGGACTCATTGAGTCAGGTCTTCCCATACATTACTATTTAGAATACATGGTACATGGTGCTACTTGCCTAAGAGAACTATCATTTGACACACTTAAAATAGTTAACACGGTAGAACTGCCAGTTAACGACTATGGTGCAGTAGACTTGCCAGATGATTTCGTAGATGATGTATCTTGTGGTTTTTATGGTAATGGAGTTCTACAAAAACTTCCACATCAGAGTTACATTAGTCCATTAAGAAAATATGACCCAGCAACAGCACAATTTACGCATCCACACTATCCTACAAATGGAGTTGTTCCAGGAGATGTAAACAACATTTATGGTGGTAATCAATTATTTTTAGGTGGCTTGGGAATCTTTTGGTTTTGGAATGTGTCTGACTTTGGTGAGCCAACAGGTAGATTTTTTGGTGCTACGGGAGGCACTAGTATTGGGTACAAGGTGATAAAGGAAAGAAGACAAATACAGATGTCTATTGGATTTGAAAGAAAGAGCGTAGTACTTCAGTACATATCAAGCGGTCAGAGCGTAGATACCGCAAGCCAAATAGATATACAGGCAATACAGACAATAAGAGCATGGCAAGAATGGAAACACTCCCCTAACGCAAACAATGACTTTAGCCCAGAAGCTGTATCTTTCTATAACAACAAAAAAAGACTGAGAGCAAGATTGAGTGGATTAACATTAGTAGACATTAAAAATACACTCCGCAATGGATATACTGCGGCTATTAAAAATTAATAATGAGGCAAAAAGACTTAAAATACTTTGGAGATATACAGTCAGGAAGATTAAATGCAGACGACTCTCCATTTGCAGTAACTACTAATGAATGGGTTAATGCACAGAATGCGCGTACGGGAACTACCGACAAGGGTGTTACGGGAGTTGTTGAAAGTGTTGGGGGAAATGTAGAAATTCCCAAACCTGCCGACTTAGCCTCAGTAGTTATAGGTGACCAAAAATGGTCAGCACAAAACTTAAATGTAACTAAATATAGAAATGGTGATGATATCATAGAGGTTACAGACCCCACAGCTTGGGCAGCACTAACAACAGGTGCTAGATGTTGGTATAATAACGACCCTGCTACAGATACTATGCTTTATAATTGGTATGCAGTAAACGACCCAAGGGGGTTAGCGCCTCAAGGCTGGTGGATTCCCACACAATATGAATGGCAACAACTATCTACATATTTAGGTGGAGATACCATATCTGGAGGACACTTAAAAGAACAAGAAACTTTTAATTGGGATAGCCCTAATACGGGTGCAGATAATAGTAGTGGTTTTACTGCATTAGGGTGTGGTCAAAGAGATTATCTTGGGAACTATTCTGATATTTTGCAATTAGCAAAATTTTGGACTGCGACAGAATATGCTGTAGAAAGAGCAAAAAATGTTACACTTCATTATGATAGTGCTGTTACAGATTTTAATATAGAAGAGAAGCGTTCTGGATATTCTGTAAGAGCAATAACATTCAATTCCCAATACATAACAATAGGCTCAATAGAAGATACAGAAAACCAAAGATTTGTTTACTTTGACTACGACACAGTAAGAAGTCATCAACTGCCTATAGCCAACATAGTGTTATTAGGAACTTTATTTCCTGCAACAAATTTAATATACACATACGATTCAAGAGCGGCTGTATTAAAGGCAGGAGATGGCATAACTATAATAAACGGGGCTGGTACTGCGGTATCGTTTACTATTATTTCTTTTACTATTGACCCAGTTAGCGGATATTATAGGATAGAGTTATCGGATATTTTTCCTATTGATGATAGTTTTACTACTGATATTTTTTATACTGCTGGGGGGGAAGATAAGATTATTTGTATGTATACAGATACAAATACGCAGTACAATGTTTTAACTTCTTCCGAAGTAATTAGAGGGTTAAATTTTAATAAAAATTCACTTATACATAGCGCACATATTGCTAATAATATTTTATCGTGGACAGATAGCATAAACAATGAGCCAAGAAAAATAAATATAGAGTCCGCAATTAAGGCAAACTATTCATCATTTATAACAGATACAAATCCTTATGCATTCCCATTGAACTTTTCAGAAATAACACTTATTAAGCCGCCACCTATATTTGCTGCAAATATTTTAAAGGATTATGATTCATCTTTTTTACAGAATTATATATCTAATGATTCTTTTCAATTTGCTTACCAATATAAATTTTATGATAATGAAACTACAGTAATTGGAGAATATAGTCAATCTTCAAAATTAAATGGGTTTGACGATTCTTATAATAGGATTATAGTTTCAATGAACTCAATTGAATCAATACCGTATACTGTTAAAATAATAAATTTAATAGCAAGAAATAGCGATACTAATTTTGCTTATATAGTAAAAACATGGGATAAAGACAATGCAGATGATTTAAACGAAATTGAAAATCATAATAATGGCATTGATGTATTGACTTATGATTTTTACAATACGAGTATAGGTATAACAATACCAGACTACGATGTGTTAAGACCATTTGATAACATACCTATTTATTCCCAAACACACGAAATAGCTAAACAAAGATACTTCCTTGCTAATAATATTGATGGGTATAATACCCCAGTATTTACTTCAATGACATTGAATACTGGTAGTACAATAGTTCCAGGTTCTTCTAGTAGTGTAATAGCTGATTTAATATCAATAAGAGCTAGCGGTATTGCAACACAACAAAACCCAAGGCAAACAACACAAACTGCACCATATGGTTATTCTGGATGGTATGTATATTTAACATTCCCAATTGTTGGATATTGGGCTATAACATCAACAGAGCAATATAATTTATTAAGTTCTGCAATACCAACATTACCTACACCACCAACATCTGCAATATATCCCACACAAATATCCTATAAAGGGGCAACCGTAGCTCAAGTGGTATCTAATACGAAACCAGGCGGAAGAATAAATAATTTTTCCGAAGCTATAGAAACAACAAATTTGTGTACTGTATCTGGTCTTACTCCAAGTTATTATATAGCTTACCCACAATTATCTACATATAAATCTGGTATAGTTTTTTATGATTACGCTATGAGAAAATGCGGAGTTATAACTAATAAAAATTGTGTAATATCCACTCCAGCTAGAGATTATAATTACACATCGGCAATAAGTACATTACAATGGAATTTAGATAATGCGGATTCAGAAATACAAATACCAGAATGGGCGTATTATTATGCGCCCGTATTAACAAAAAACCAAACAAAAAGATTTTACATATCATCTTACAATTATGCTAATGAGGCTAAGTATGTAAGTAGAGATTCTAGTGGCAATTATGTATATTCATCAAGTTTTGATGGCTCTATTGGCATAGGGATAGACGCTACAGCATTAGCTCAAGCTGGTCTTGGGTATGTTTTTTCTGAAGGCGATATTTGTATATTAAATCTATATTCTGGTACGTCAAAAACATTACAAGTAATAGGTCAAGACAATAACTATATTATACTTAAAACATTTAATTTAGGGGCGCTACAAATGTTGACTTATGAAATATACACTCCATATAAAACATCTGAACAAGAGCCATATTATGAAATGGGTAGGATGTATAAAGTAAATAATCCTGGCACTGCACAACGAAAATACTCTCAGCTATTTGGAATATTTAACGCAGATGCTTATATACTTAAAAGAACGTATAAAAATTCTGCTGGAATATCAACAGATTATTTTGCATCTGCAATGTCCCCAAATGATTTGATTTATAAAATATGGATTACAGATGCAGGCAAAGTAAATATTGTTACAAGATTAGGTCAAGCAAACAACAACACAGAAGTAGTATGGAGTGACACATATATATCAGGCACACAAATAAATGGGTCTAGTACATTCCGTTTGGGAAGTCAAACCTTTGTGTCAGATGATTGTGGCTCTATAAATAAACTTCAGAACACATCAAAGGTACAAGACCAGGGTAGTGTTATGTTAGCCTTATGTGCAGTAGAAACTAATTCTATGTATCTTGGGGAAACGCAGATAACGGATAGTACGGGTGCGACTCAATTCTTTAGTGCAGGCAAGGATGTGATTGGGACGATAAATATATTGAAGGGAAATTATGGATGTATAGACCCAGCATCAGTAGTTCTGTATCGTGGTAATGTTTATTATCTTGATGCAAATAATGGTAGGTGGGTACAATATTCAGCAAATGGTTTAGATAGTATCTCAGCAATAAAAATGTCAAGGTTTTGGAAGAATTGGTGTTATAAATATTTGTCTTTAACAAAGGATGAGATTGAGGCGTTTGGGAACAGACCATATGTATTTGCTACTGTAGACCCTGGACATGATGAATTATTGGTAACAATTCCCAAACTTTCAGATGTACCACCAAAAGGATTCTTACCAGACTATCCATTGATAGTATATCCATTTGATATCCTAGACTATCAAGGCAAAACTATCTCTTACAAGTTAGGTACAGGAGCTGTAGTACAACCACATTGGCAGAGTGCATATACATTCAACACAGAATACTTCTGTACAATACAAAACAGGCTTTTTTCTTTTAATGAAGGGAATGCTTGGGAGCATAATCAAAACGACCAAAATATATTCTATGGAGTGTATTCCCCGTCACAAATAATGTTTACATCAAACATTTTACCACAAATGCCGAAGGTTTATGATAATTTTTTATCAGAATCTAATATTGTTCCAAATTTTGTGTATTTTTATAATGAATTCCCTTACTTACAAACATCAGACTTAGAGGACATTAGTTTTGTACAGAAAGAAGGAATTTGGTACGCACAGATATTGAGGAATAAGGTAGTACCAACAATAAGTGGAGATGTGTATACAGGTTTGTTAACGGCTGAGGTAATGAGGAATACTAATATGTTCGTTTTAGCAGAGTATTCCCCAACAACATCACCTTTACAACTTCGTATTTTAGAACTAGGAATGTCAATAAGTAAAGGTCATATAGTTTAAATTATTTTTTATGGTAGGTGCAATATTAGGTTTAGCTGGGACTGCATTACAAGCATATACTCAAGCTCAACAAAATAAAAGAATTAAAAATTTAATGGCTCAAATGCAAGCCCCATCTAAAGATGCTCTTAATCAAGCTCAATTAGAAAGAAATGCAAGAATGCCTGGAGCAGAACAAGCAGAACAAAATATTTATCAAAGCGGTGCTAATGCTATGGGAAGAATGCAACAAGGTGCTACTTCTGGAGCAGATGTAATGCAAGCAGCAGCAGGAGTTCAAGGTCAATCTAATCAAGCATTTCAAAATTTAGCAGGTCAAGAAAGTCAATATAAAGCACAAGCTAATCAAGCATATTTGCAAGCCTTAAATAGTTATCAACAACAATATAATGATTATTTGCAAAGTCAAATATCTGCTCAATCTTCATTAGGTCAAGGTCAGGCAGCCGCATTTGGAGCTATATCTGGATTAGGCGGTGGTCTTATGAATAATGCAGCTTATTTAGCAAGTAAAGAACCAGGTAAATCTGTTAATTTCTTTGGGACTGGTTATAAAAAATAAAATAAAATAAATGGCACTAGATTTTTCAAAATTTGTACTACCAACTCCCTCAACAGAATGGCTATCTAAAGTACCTGAATATAATGCTTTAGGTGCTAAAGAAGCGACTGCTGCTGATAAAGAAGGTCAATCTTTTGATAAAATGCTACAAAGTACTCTTTATGGGAAACCATTAAAAGTAGATGACCCTCAAGCAGTAGTTGGTACTGAAGTTAAAAATCAAGTAGCTACTGGAGTAAATGATATATATAAATGGGCTAAAGAGCAAAATGCATTAGGCAGACCCAAATGGGATATAATGGCTGAAGTAAAACAAAAGATGGCTGATTTGGGAATTAATGTTAATCAATTAAGTGGGTTAGGGAATATCTATCAAAAAGGGATAGAAGAGCCAAATTCAAAATATTTAGGATTTAATAAAGATGCAGCAAGAAGAAATTTTATGGCTGTAACGCAATATACTACAGATGCAAATGGGAATGTAGTCCCATCAGACATATCTACTGTTATAAAAAATACAGGTGGCGACCCTACGGCAGTGGCTGCAAAGGTAATAGACCCAATGGTTGCCCCTTATTCTGTTTGGGGAGATGAAGATATTACAGATGTATTGTTAAAATCAAAACCAGTAAAATCAAAAGAAAGATTTATAAAAAGAAATGCTGCTGGGTTAGAAACAGGAGAAGATATAGAAACTACTTTGCCAGCATCTTATTATGATTTTGAAGATAATGCAGCAGGAGAAAGTGTACCAGTTCCCAAACGAGAAAAAATAACAATAGCTGATAATAATATAGCTAATGCTTATAAAGAAGTATTAGGAGATGATATGATGTCTGGGAATACCTTAAATATAGTTCCAGATGCAACATTTAACGCTTTGCAAAATGAAGGGGGTAATCATTATTTAGCACAAGAACAAGCAAAGTTTGAAAAAGCAGCCTTGAAAAATGGTGTGATAACAAGAGATGCTAATGGTCAATTAACTCCAGAGTTTTCTAAAGAATTAAATAATTTTTCTAAGGCTGTTGTATATAAAACCGTAGATAATAATTTACCTAGATTTGGCTATTCTACATCTAAAGCAACAATAAATAAAAAACCATTACCTGTTTCTGCATCAACACAAGGTAAGACGGCTACAAATATAAAAGATAAGAAAGCTACATTTGCTACATATACTGATAAATGGAATAATCAAAAAGATACTGATGGCTTTATAGATATTAAAGATGAAATAGCTGGTATCAATGATTCAAAAGGTAAAGACTATTCTAAAAAAGTAGCAGTTAAATTAGGTAAAGAAAATGGCAAATGGGTTATAAGAACATATAAAAATGATGATGACGGTAATCCTGTCTTAGATAAGACATTTGATTTGAATAAATTTAGAGCCGATACTGTGCCAGGTGCTGATGGTGATGAAAAAAGGAAAAAAGTACATGATTTTATAGAAGATTGGACAAAGGAAGTAGACAATAAATCTAAATCTAAAAGCAAAGAAAAGAAAGGCAAAAAAGATGTATCTATAATAAATTATAGTAAACCGATACAAAACAAGATAAGACAATTTATGTCTGCTAATAATTTAAGCGAACAAGATGCTATAATAGAATTAATGAATGCAGGGTATGTATAAAAATAAATAAAAATATAAATATGGGTGTTTCTAAAAAATATGATTTTTCTTCTTTTGAAAACCATTTAAATAAAAATGTATCTGAACAATCTGAAACAGAAAAAAAGCAATATGATTTTTCTGCATTTGATGATTTAAAAAAAAAAGAAGAAACGCCATCTCAAGATGGTGGTCAAGTTGGCACTTCCCCTGCACAATCACCATCACAATTACCTTTAACAAACGAAGAGCCAAAACAACCAGGAAACCCTCCAGGAAGTATAGATGATGGATTTTTAAAAATAAGTGAGCAATGGAGATATCGTGAGGGAATGCCTACCATAGATAAAGGAGAACCTATTGATGAAGTTAGTCTTGCATTGAATGCAAAGAAACATAGTCAAAATGCTCAAAAAAGCATGGGATTAGAAAAGGCTTTTGATGTTTATTATAATAAACAAAAGCAATCTCAATATGAGCAAAAATTAAGAGAAAGTGGTATTGATGAAAAAGGTCAAGCACAAATCTTAAATGAATTAAATGGCATCCCAGACGAACTTTATGACAGAAAATTTACTACAGAAACAGGTGAAGAAATACAGCCTTATAATAAAGAATTTTTAGGCAGAATAAGAAAAGAAAATTATCCTTATTATATTAATCGTGTCAATGCGATTAAGAATGATTATAATCTTGAAAAAGAAGGGGATAAAAAAGCAAGTAATAAATTAGCAAATGCATGGAATGAAACAGGCATGAGCAAATTGGATGATTTTAATAATCAAGAGCCAGAAGGCGTAGTAAATAATCTTAATAAATTAAATAATTATACTACACAAGCATCAGATATAATAACTACTGCTAGTAGCAAAAATGCAACAGGTTTTAAAACTACAAATGAGTCTTTAAATAATTTAAAACAAGGTGCAGGAACATATATAAGTTCAAATGTAACTCCAGATATAGCTAAAAATTATTTGTCTACTAAGATAGGTACAGATGGATTAGAATTGAAAAATCAACAACAGGCTTTATCTTCTGCTATTACAGGGCAACCTGTTCCCGAACAAGATTTAGATAGCTATACTTTAAGCTCAATAAAAAGCAAACTAGACCCAAATAGTGTTGTTGACCAAATGGTATTTCAAGTGTATTCTCAAAAAACAGCACTAGAAGATGCATTTCAATCAGCTACTTCAATAGAGGAAGCTGCAATGAATTATAGAAAATCTATAGACCCAGAATTTAATCAACAAATTACTGCATTAGAAGGTGATGTAAATAAAAGCACTATAGGGGAAACCGTAGATTCATTTATATCTGACCCTGCTGTACAAGAGTATGTAAAAAAAGACCCAGCATTAGCAGGTAAACTTTTTGAAACTAAGATGAAGTTCAATAAGGATTTCCCAGAGTTTGCAAAAAGTAAATTATTACAAACAATAGGTAGCGAATATCAAAAAGAATATGCTAATTGGTTTGCAAATAATCCAACAACAGATAAGCTAGATGTCATAGTAGATAAATTAAGAAACGAAGGGAAAATTTCTGATGAAGATGTAAAAATATATAAAGAAGAAATAGTTCCCAAACAACAATGGTTTTGGAAAACAGTTAGAGGTATTACAACCCCAATAGGTGGTAGCGAATGGTTTAAAGAAGATGTTGTACCTACAGCAGATTTTATGTCTGGTCTTACATCAGGGATATATGGTACATTAAAAAACGTAGCAGGTTCAATAGAACAAGCTCCGACTATTATACCTAGTTTATTCGGTGCAGAAAATCCAATATTTAGCAACAAGTTTTTAATTAATAAAGCATTAGCAGATAAAACAACAGCACAAGCAGACCCTGTAGGGTTTGCAGGCACAATGTATGGGGTTGGTAATATCACAGGGTTTGCTGCTACATTGGGATTATTAGGTGTACCAGTAGGAGCTATGGGTATTGCTGGGGAAGCGGCTCATTTGCTTCCTACAGCTTTAGCATTTTATGAGGAAAATAAAAAAAATGCGTTATTAAAAATACCAGGAAATACATTTGCTGATAATGTACAAAGGCAATTATTAACTGGTTCAAATTTAGCAGTAGATTTATATTTGACTAAAGTTTTAGATATAAATAAAATATCAAAAGGGGCAGCTAATTTATTAAAGAATGATATATCTGAAGTTATAGGTAAATTAAGAACGGGAAGTATTACTCAAGCTAAAGCTGGAGAAGAGGTGTGGAACAAAATGAAAGATTTTGGAGTTAGATATTTGGGCAATTCAATGAAAACGGCTGCTACAATAAACTCATTTACAGCAGCTCACGATGCAGTTAATAAATTATTTAATGCTGGTGGCAAGGAACTCCCAGAGATTACAGATGATTATATAAATAATTTTATCCCTACACTTAAATCAACTGTATTATTAAGTTTAGCATCATCTATAAAGCCAGGGGAAAAATTAACAGTAGGTAAGACACTTTCGGATATGGCAAATAACCCTGAATATTACAGGGAAATGATAAATAATAAATATGGTGACAATCCTAAATTACAAGGAGAAAAAGAAGAATTGCTAAATAATCTAGACCAAGTAACTGCCATACATAATACATATAGCGACCCTATTTTTAAAGATTTAACTGATGCTCAAAAGCAAAAGATAATGCTATTAAGAATGCAGGCTAATCTGTATGCGAATAAGGCAACTTCTACTCAAGACCCTACAGCAAGTAAAACTTTTCTTGATAAATCAAATGAATTATCTAAGCAGATAGAAGGTATAACAAAGGGAAAAGACAAAGCATTAGAGCATGAAACTCCAGCAATATCAACCACTTCCCAAACAACTAATATTAACACAAGTGGTAAAGTTTCTACTGAATTAGCTCCAGAAATTAAACAAGGAGAATCTGTTGCAGATGTAGAAGCTGTGGTTAACAATTTTGAAAAAATAATAAAAGATTCTGAAGAAGCATTAAAGCAAAATCCAGAAGATACTAATACTATTAATGCGGTAGCTGATGCTAAAATTAAATTAGAGGCTTTAAAGAAAGACCCAGTTAAATATTTTGAAGATGAAAAAGCAAAGACACTAGAAGATTTAAATAAAGCATTAGAATCTGGAACTCCAAAAGAAGAATTGAATATAGAAGAGGTTACAAAAAATTACGATAATCTTATAAAACAAGCAAAAGCATATGGTGAAAAAAACGCAGCAGGGGTATCAGGTGTTGTCGGAAAAGGGCAAACCACTCAGCAAGCCGAACCTATCAAAGGAGCAGGCACAGAAACGCCTGGCACAGGTGGAGTACTTCAAACACCAGGGGCTGAAGGAGAAGGGAAGGGAGTTGGCGAGCAAGTCGGGGAAGTAACAGGTGTAGAACAAGAACAGGTTGTAAAGCAAATGAAACCATTTACAGATAAAATGGTTGATATTGAAAGGGAATTCAATAATAGTGGATACGAAATAAATACAGATTACGATAACGAAATACAAGTATTAGATAAAAACGGGGAAATGGTAGAACCTGACGAACTCCCTGGCAACCTTAAAAAATTAGCAGCAGACTATGAAAAAGCTACAAGTAAATTAGGCGAATTTGACGCTTCTGCTAGAGAAAAAGCACTTAATCAATCAAGAGGTATTGTAGATACAGAAGCAGAAGTTGTTGAAACTAAACAAGCAGAACTTCCCAAACAAAAAGAAATTGAACAACTAAGAGCAGAAGAACAAGCAGAGTACGATGCAATGCCTGACCCAACAGACGAAGCAAAGCGAAAAGAAATTTACGACAAGTACGATAAACTTATTACACCTTTATTAAGAAAAGCTCCAGGTTCAGTTAATGTTTTAGCAGCTCCATACTATGATACTAAAATAAAAACTATTGAAGATGCAAAACAATTAAGACAATCAGAAGGATATCAAAACCATTTAAAAACAATAAATGATGTTGCTCAGAAGATGGGGTTGGAAATTGATGGGGTAGATGAAACAATTGGAGGATTTGTAAATGAATCTGGTGATAAAATAACAGAAGTATCAAATAGAATAAGACTTAAAACAACAGATTTAAAAAAAGCTGAAGAATTTGCTGCTATTATAGGTGCTTCAACACATCAAACTCAAGAATCCACTATTGCAGCAAGATATGTAGAGCATGGTTCTCCAAAAGCTGTTGGAGTAGAAGTTGAAATGAAAGTAGATAATTTAGCAGAAACATTAAATGCATTAAAAGAAGCAGGTATTGATGATTTTGAAATAAATGAAAACACGAATAGTGTTAAAATTATAGATTTTTCTAAAGGTAAAGACAAGGATTTTTCAGATAAAATGCATAAATTTGCTGATATTCTTGACGATAAAAACATAAATTATGCAACAGAACACCACGCCATTGAATCAACCTACATTGACCCAGCCAAAAGTTCCGAATTACTTAGAGAGGCTGAAATCAAAGCCGAGCAACAGCAAAGTGGGTCAGACATTCATAGTATCATCAAGTCAGCAAGAGAAAAAAGAGAAGCGTTCATAGCTGAAAAAGAGCAAAAGAAAAAAATAGCTGATAATAATAAAAAATTATCCCAATCAATTAGGGCTTTAAAAATAGATTTATCTAAATTAGGTGGGGGTGGTCTTCAATCAAATATTGCTGGGCTGCCAATTTCTATTTATAATGCAATAGTGGAAACTATTGCAAAGTCTGTTGAATTAGGTTCAAGTTTATCAAAATCAATAAAAGATGCTGTAAAGCAATATGAATTAAATAAAAATAAAGAATTTGATTTAGAAGAATTTACAGACAATATTTTAAATAAACTTAGTAATGAGAATGTAAATGAAAATCCAGTATTTTTTAAGAATGCTAAAGAATTTGCTAATAAATCTGAGTTTGATAATAAGATACAATTTAAAAAAGGATTACAGAAATTATTAGAAAGCCATATAAAAGAATTAAAGAAAATATATGGTAAAGATTTTGACCCTTCTATTTATGATGAAAAGACAAGAAAATATTTATCCGATGTATTAACTCAAGAAGCATATGATGCTATTTCTAGACATCCAGAAGCTATAGGATGGTATGATGAAAAAACTCAAGCGGCATTAGATGTAGTATCTGCTATTCACCCAGAAATTGCAACAAATAAAGAATCTAGAGGTGCATTTATTCTTCCTTTAGCTATTATGTCTAATGGAAATAAAGTAGATTATAATTTTGACTTAGCTGAAAAGCAGTATAAATATTATAAAGAAAATGGAAGATTTAATCCTGATGGGGAATTTGGTGCGCAACAAGTAGGTATTAAAAAATCATTAATGATGATAAATGGGTTGTTAGATAATGGTTTAACAATGACTGATATCAGCGATTTTTTAACATCAAAATATAAAGCCAAAGATTTAAAAGTAAATATAAATGGGAAACCAAAAAATTTAGCTACAGGAGAATTAGCTAATGAAGATGTATACGGGGCTACAATACTGGGGGCTAAAATAGGTAATGGGTTTTATATGAATTTATGGGGGGAGTTTGACCAATTAACTATGGATAGATGGTTTATGAGAACATGGGGAAGGATGACGGGAACTCTTATAAAAGTAGACCCCAAAACTATTTCTGCTAATAAAGAAAGAGTAAAAAAAGCACTAGCTGAAATTAAAAAAGATAAAGAAGCATACACAATATTAAAAGATATTGTAGGAGGAATTTCGGATGTTTCATTGTTAGACTTATCTAATAAAATAGAAAAGCAATCGGCAGATAAAGAGATTAGGGCAAAATTAGAATCAAATCCTAAAACTCAAGAATTAAAACTAGCAGCAAATTCATTAGCTAAAAATGTAAGAGGGGAAAAAGAAGCTCCAGCTAATGGAAATGAAAGGAAATTCATAAGAGATGTTTTTAATGATGTTAAAGAAAGATTAAAGACTGAAAAAAATATAGATATTACTATGGCAGATTTGCAAGCTGCTTTATGGTATCCAGAAAAAATATTGTATGAATCATTTAAAAAAGGAGAATCATTTGAAGAAGCATCTGAAGGTTATACAGAAGATTCAGCTCCAGATTATTTAAATGCAGCAAAAAAATTAGCTAAAAAAAATAATATAACAGATGAACAAATTAATCAAGCCTTATCCGCAGGAAGAGAACGTGCTGGAGAATCTGGAGGAAAATCAGATATCACAGGCAGCGAAGTCGCTATCGGAAGTAATAAAGAAATCCTTGGTAAAGTCAAAACAGCAATCAGCGAAACTCCCTCAGCAAAACCCAAAAAGTTATCGCAACAAAAAAATGTAAGTGTAGGGGAAGAAGGCAAAAAGGTTGCTAGTGCTTTAAGAAAAGCTAAAATAAAATTAGGAGATGGTGGACTTCAATCAAATATTGCTGGATTACCTATAGCTATATATAATGCAGCTATAGAAACAATAGCTACATCTATAGAGAAAGGGGCTACATTAGCCGAGGCTATTTCTAATGCAATAAAAGAACTTAAATTAAACGAAAATAAAGATTTTAATGAGTCTGAATTTTCAGATAAAATTAAAGATATACAGTCTACTCAAAAAGAAGAAAAAGAAGTAGCAGCAGAAGAAGACCCAGAAATGACTAAGATGGCTAATGCTGTTAATGATGCTTTTATAGAAGGTAAATTTGGTACTGATGTATTAGATAAAATAATAGCAAAACTTCAAGATACAGATACTGCTAAGATTTATAATACTGTAAGGGAAAAGATTAAATCTGGAGTTCTTACAGCAAAAGAAGTAAGAGATAGAATACTTACTACTAAGCAAGGTTCTGAAGCAGACCAGGCTGTATTAATGTATGATTTAGCAGAATTAAAAGGAAAGGAATCTGGGTTAATGAATGAAATGATTAATGAGTCAGACCCAGGTAAGCAAGCTGATACTGCTAGAAAATTATTAGATGTTCAAAATGAAATGCAAGAAAATGCATTGGCAAATAGATATCTAGGCAGAACAGCAAGTAGCATCTTTAGATTAAGACAATTATTTGTCAATAGGGAAATGGATTTAGCTACTATGGAAAAGCAGTATATATCTTCTAAAGGTATAGAGTCATTAACTCCCGAACAAAGTGCAGAAGTAAAAGAAGCCTATAATAAAATAAAAGGTACAAAGACTAAGCTAGAAAAAACTAAAGGAGAGTTAGATAAATTAATTCAAGAAGATGAAGTAAGAAAAGCAGAAGAAAATAAATTAAATGAATTAAAGCAGCAGGCTAAAATAAAAGAAAAAGAAGATAGAAATAAAAAAGCTCAAGAAAAAATATCTGCTTCTATAGAAAGAATGAAGAGAATTAAGGCTAATTTAAGAAGCCTTAGAGGTAATATGAGTTCTGGTGTTGACCCTAAGATAGCAATAGAAATAGGTAAATTAGCAGCAGAAAAATTCTATCAAAAAGCAGTTAAATTAGATGTTTTAGTAAAAGATATATTAGCTGAAGTAAAAGATATATATCCAAATTGGACTGAGAATGATGTTAGAAATCATCTCTTCCCTGACTTAAAAGATGCAAATAAATATTTTACAGAAAATAAAGATTACAAATCATCTAAAAAAGAATTAAGAGATAAGATAGATGAATATAAAAGATTGCAATCTGAATATGCTAAATCTTTATTTGAATGGCAAAAAGAAAGAAGAACAGATTTAATGGATAAAAGACCATGGTCTGAAAAGCTAGCAGATAAAGTTTATCAATGGCAAAGATTTGCAGTATTAACATATCCTACAACATTTGTAAAACTTGCAGCAGTAGTAGGTCATAACCTATTATTAAAGCCATTTAGATTTGGGTATCAAAAAGTAATTGCTAACGCAGCTAAGGTTATGTCAAAAGATTTTGCTGGTAAGATGGGAGTATATGGCGACCCATCACTTAAGGCAATGGCTAAGTATTACTCTGAATTCATTAGAAACTTTTCCCTAGCAAACTTAAAAGAACAATTTAGTGGAATAGATACAAAAGAAGTATTGTATGGAGATAAGTTTATGTACGATGAATGGTCAGCAGGTAAGGGATTATTAGAGATGCCAGGAAGGTCGCATGGTTATATAAAATCATTCGTTAAAAATCCAGAGTTCCAATTTGCACATGAAATGCTGGTAGGTCAAGCTATGACTAAAATGGCTGAGATTGGTAAAAAAATGGAAGACCCTAAATTGTCTAAAAAAGAAAAGAATGAATTAAAAAAAGAGTATGACAATAATGATATTACTAATGAAGATGTATTAATGAGAATTAATAAACTATCATTAGAGCATGGCAAGGATGCTATTCTTATGGGAGATAATAAAACTGTAGATAAGTTTAGGGAATTAACAAAAGGAAGCGGAGCAGCATCTACATTCTTAAAAACAGAAGCCCCTATTGTAAAGATACCTTTGAATTATATCAGTAGAGCATTGTTAACTAAGTATGGTTTAATGCAGGCTATTACAGGTAAGTCATTTGGTGCTGAAAGTAGTCAACATCCAAGCGTTGCTAAATTAATTTTTAAAGGAACAAAAGGATTAACAGAAGCTCAAGGTCAAGCACTATCTAAGGCTATAATGTATGGGAGTATGGGAGCAACTATGTTTGCTTTAGGATACTTTAATAAAGACAAAGTAAAACTAAATGAAGATGGGTCTATTGAATTTAATGGAATGAATATTAGTAAAAATTTAATTCACGTTCCAGAATTTGAAAGTTTCTTTAGTGGTGTTGAAACTGCTCACAAATTTAAAGATGAGGGTAGTAAAACAAATTGGATTGAATCTTTCTTGTTAAGTGATTTGGATGTCATTAAGAAGAACCCATTCTTAAATATGCTTGAGTATGGATTAGTAGGTGGTATTATAAAAGCATCTACTGATAAGAATATGAAAGATGAATCAAAAGTAAAAATGCTAGAAGATGCTGCTACAAATAAAGTAATAAATATAGCTATTCCAGGATTTTCAAAACAATTAGCACAATGGATGGATACTGAAGAAGGTAAGGGAATTCACCCTATGGGAACACCTATAAAAAGAAAACCTCAAGGTAATTGGGGTGAAAGGTTTGTACAATCATTAGAAATGGCTATTCCAGGATTACGGCAATTAGTTCCCACAGGAGAAGGTAAAAAAACATTTGATGAAAAGCAAATAACTGAAAGTGGTATTTTAAAAAGATATCAAAAGTTAGGAGTTGAATTTAAAGAAATACCTTCACCAGATAAATTGGGATTAAGCGAACCATTAACTCCCGAACAATATGATGAATTTGTTAAAGCGTATCAAAAAGAAATTAAATTAGAGTTAGTCGCTTTAGCAGATAAAGAATTCCAACAAAAAACAGAAACGGAAACAGAAGGAGAAACAGAAAAAGAACCAGTAGAAGGTACAGAAAATACTAATATTGGTATGCTATCTAAAAAATTCTCTGAATCTGAAATTGAGAAAGAAAAGAAAGGGGGCAAAAAGGAAAGCGCATTACAAAATAAAGTAGACGAAATATTATCAACTGCTAAAAGTAAAGTTCTAGTAAGATTAAAATACAAAAAACCAACAAAATCTTGGGAAGAATATTAATTAATAAAAAATAAAAAAAAATGAAACCATACGAATTACCAAGTGACATTTCTAAAATGCTATCTGAAAAAATAAATGATGAGTATTCGGCTCATTATTTCTATAGACAAGTAGCTAACTATTGTGAAAATGTAGGCTATTTAAAAGCTGCTGAATATTTTAAAGGTGAAGCAGCAGATGAACTTACTCACGCAGAAGGGTTACAAAAGTATTTGACTGATTGGAATGTGCAGCCAGAGTTAAATCCGATAAAAACTCCTCAGTCTGTAAAAGGTTTAGTAGATGCTATAGAAAAAGCATATGAAATGGAATATGTTTTATATTCTGAGTACGAAGAAATAAGTGGTAAAATATTCCCTAAAGATATATGCACTTTTGATTTTTTACAACAATATAGAACAATACAAAGACTAGCAGTAGCAGAATATTCAACATTCTTAAACCAGTTAGAAACAATAGACCAAACAGATAAGAATTGGGTTTGGGAATTCGAGAAAAGAGCATTTAAAAATAAATAAATATAAAAATGATACCACCATTAAATCTAGGGATGTTAACGTTTTTAAAAAGCGTAGCATCTGAGCAAAATCAATACGAGGCTTTTAAAAAAACATTACCTCCAAATTTGCGCAATTCTTCGGAAGATGAATATGACATGAAATATTATTGGCAAAATATGGGGAAGCCTAAGGATTTTACACAAGCTCAATCTTATGAACAACCTATGTTTAGTTTAGAGAAAGATAAATTTTATCATGCGCCAAGTGTAGAACCCAATACTTTAAGATTTCTAAAACCACCTACACATCCGACTATACAAAAAGAATTGAATTGGTATAAGTCAAATGACCCTAAAGCATTAGATTTTAGAAGTAAATACGATATAGATAAAAGCGGTAAGTTTTATAAATATGTCCCTAAAAATAAATAATAATAATCACCAATTCCCAATCATATGACAGAAGAACAATTAAACGAACTAATCGAAAAAAGAAAGAAGGACGTAGCCAAGAAAAATGGTGAGGATTATGTTCCCCAACAAGAGGAAGTAGTAGACAAGTCATCCCCAGACTATCTTAAATCAAAGATAGCCAAACTAGAGGAGAAGTTAGCCAAGTACGAAGACAACGGAATGGCTAAACTTTACTACAGCTTGAATAGGAAGGCTAACGAAATGGCTGACCTAATGAACGCAATAAGTTTGAAAGACCTTGACATTGATGACCCTAAGAGTAAGTCATTTGATAGGCTAAAGGTTATTTGGCAGGGGGCATCTGAAATCGCTATTTCCCTAACACAATTAGGTCAAATGGCAGGGGTATTAAAGGCTGAAAAGAAAGCAGAGGGAGAATCAAAGCCTTTTGTTGACACAATAGCAATAGATAGATAATGGGTAAAATAGAAATATACAATACTGTAATAACAATTCCCGAACAGCCACCTATTGAAGAAATAGAGTGTTGGGGAACTGATGACCCATTAGAACAATACTGGAGAAGAAGAGAGTTACCAGGGTACTTTGAACAAGTACAGTACGATAAGGAGGGTAACGCATTGTTGAATAGTGAACAAAGAGATTATGCCATGCAGCAAGTAAAGAGATGCAGGGATGGCTTTTGGTTTATGAACAATGGTATGCCAACTTATATTACAGGCAAAAACTATTTCTATTTGCAGTTTTGGAAACTTGAGGATGATATTTACCCAGACTATCGTGACCTAGATAGGAGATACTTTCTTTATTTGAACCACTGGGAAAACGTGTCATGGTGCTTAGGTGTATTAATAGGTAAAAAAAGAAGACAGGGACAGACATCTATAGGCACATCTAATCTTGTATACGAATGCGTATTTTATAAGAACAGTAACTGTGGTCTTACAAGCAAAACTGAAAAGGATGCTAAGACTGCGTTCACTAATATGGTGGCGTTTGGGTATCGTCAACTCCCAGTCTTCCTAAAACCTAAGCAGTTAAATAACAAGGACAGCGTAACAGAATTAATATTTGCTCATAAGTCAGTTACCGTAAAGGGTGGTAAGGGAAGTAGTATAGACAATGATACAGGTCATAGAAGTAAGGTGGATTATCGTGCGCCTGGGAAGAACGCATATGACTCTGGTAGATTGACAAGAGGTCTTTTTGATGAGGGGGGAAAGTTCCCATTAGATGTACCTTTCTCAGAGTTCTTGTCTATTGTAAGTAAGACCTTAGTTAAGGGGGTAAAGAAAGTGGGCTTCGTTGAATGTCCATCGACAATGAACGACATGACTAAGGGTGGTGGTGCTGAATATAAAAAGGTTTGGGAATTGGCTGATACTAAAAAGTTTGAAAGAACCCCTAACAGAATGGTTAGGTACTTTTCCCCAGCATACGATGGATACCTAGGTTTTATAGACAAGTATGGTATATCTGTTATAGAGCCGCCAACTCCCGAACAATATGATTATCTAGTAGAAAACTTCGTAGGAATAGGTGACCTAACAGAAGCAGACGTTAGACTAGGAGCAAGACAATATCTTATAGAAAAAAGGTCTGGTCTTGAGAATATGCTACTTGAGGAAGAGATACGTATGAACCCATTTGATGAGAAGGAAATGTTTATGTCAGCCCAACAAGGTAGCATATACAACTCATTTAAAATAAATGAGCAATTAGATTGGTTAAATTTTAACAAAGATTGCGTAGAAAGAGGTAATTTAGTGTGGGAAAATAATGACGAGTATTATAAGGAAGTCGTTCACGGTAATGGAGTTAGGGAAATGAAGCCTAGCAAACTTATGTGGGTGGCAAATCCTAATGGTATGTATGAGAAGGTAGTAGGTTGGATGCCCAAGGAAGCAAATAATGTATTCCAAAGGGCAGGAAGTTTTTCCCCAAATGGGAACTATGCAATAAGGATTGGATGTGACCCGTTTAAGTACGATAAAACAAAAGATAATAGAAAGTCAAACTGTGCTGCATATGCGTATCAAATCGAAGACCTGTCTAATGAGAGCAATCCGTATAACGATATGTTTGTCATGCGCTATGTGGATAGGGCGGCTACGACAGATATTCAATACCAGTACGTCTTGAAGATGGCATGGTTTTGTGGCTGTCAAGTATTATTTGAGAGGAACGTAAATGGATGGAAGAAGTTTTTTGAAGAAAAATTATGTAGTGGATTTCTGATGTGGATGCCTGGGGAAGTAGAGCCAGGTATTTATTCTGACGGTAAGGGCAAAACTATTCAACAGATATGTGACTTTACAGAGGCATATATTGAGAGGTATATCAACAAGGTCTATTTCCCACAACTATTAGGAGATAAATCAGGTTGGTTAGGTTTTGATGTAGGCGACACACAAAAGTATGATGATGCTATGGCAGCAGGATTTGCTCTTATAGCAGCAAAGTCAAAGAGGTACTACAAGCCTCAAGAAGCAACACAAAAAATAGAATCAATAATGCCTTATAGAAAGGCGATATAAAAAACCCAAAAGAAAATGCAATATCAACAAATTACTAGTGGTGGACAATTCCCTTACCCAAATCATGACATAGACCCATCTAAGAAAGGGGCAGATTGGTGTAGAGAATATGCACAAGCAGCATATTATGATTGGCAATTCGTTTACCCTAAAGGAATATTCTCTGGTAATGGTGGAGATTATTCTAAGTTTAGATTATATGCGTTAGGGAAGCAACCGAATTCCCAATATAAAAAATGGTTAGGAGTAGATGAAACAACTAACAATACATGGTTAAGTTTAGATTGGAGTATTCGTTCTATTGTATCTGGATACAGAGATAAAGCCATATCAAGATTATTAAACACTGATTATAATATAATAGCAACTCCTGTAGACCAATTAGCTAAGTCAGAAATGGATGAGTATTATTCTGATTTAAAAACAAGATTAATGATGAGAGAGGCAGCTAAAGAACAAATGCCTGAATTAGAAAGTCATCCATTAATTGCAGCTAGAGCAGGTGAGCCTGTTGATATTGAAGAATTAGAAATGAGAATGCAATTTGGGGAACAATTTAATAGAAGCAAAGATGCTGAAATGGCTATTAGTCTTGCATTTTATCAAAATGATTATAAAACAAAAAGAAGAAAAATATTTGAAGATTTATTTGATTTAGGAGTTGCAGGTGTTAAAGATTATTTAGACGACAATGGTAAGCCAGGATTTAGAGTAGTAGACCCAGAGTGTGTAATTACATCATTTGACAAGAATGCAGACTTCTCCAATATTGTTCATGCTGGGGAAATAATAGATGTGCCTCTGATTGAGTTGGCAACAGTTAAAGATGATGAAGGTAAGATAATGTTTACAGAAGAAGATTTAACACAATTTGCATCTACAATAGCAGGTCAGTTTGGTAACCCTAGATTATTAGGCTTGGGAACTGGGTGGATGAAGCCATATGATAAATTTAAGTGCAAAGTGTTAGATATTGAATTCTATACCTACAATGATAGAGTATATCGTGATGCTGTAGACGAACAAGGTAATCCAGACTTCAGAAAAGCTGATTTTGCTAGGGGTAAAAAGTCAGAAAAATATACGAGAAAAAAAATCCAATATACATATAAATGTAAATGGATTATAGGCACAGACAAGGTTTATGACTATGGTATGTGCTACGACCAGAAACGCCCCAACGAAGTAAAGAAAAAAGCAAAAACAAGATTATCTTATACATTCTATGCATATAATTTCTATCAAATGAAATGTCAGGGAATGATGGAAAGATTAATCCCATACATTGACGATTATCAATTGACAATGTTAAAAATTCAGAACTTCAAGAATAGGGCAGTACCTTCTGGTTGGTGGATTGATTTGTCTGCCCTGGAAAAAGTAGCGATGACAAAAGGTGGTCAAGATATGTCACCACAAGAGTTGTTACAAATGTTTTTTGATACGGGTGTATTATTGGGAAGAAGCGACAATGATGGTGGTACTCCGCAGAGTGCAAACTGGCGACCAGTAATTCCAATTGAAAATACAGCAGCAAGTGAACTGTCTATGTTTTACAATGACTTAGTAAGTACAATATCTGCAATAGAAAAAATGACAGGATATAATGATGTTACTTTAGGTCAGGCATCGTCTAAGACACTTGTCCCAGGATATGAAAGCGGACAACAAAGTACAAACGAAGCACTTTATCCATTAGCGTTTTCAGAAGAGAATATTTCATTACGACTTGCAGAAAATATGTTGACTAGAACGCAGCAGGCTTTAAAGATGGGCGATGTGACTGGATTTGCTCCAGCATTAAACTCAAATTCCCTAACATTCATGCAAATTTCTCCAAGCATAGCATGGAGAGATTATGGAATAGAGTTAGAGAAAAGAGCAACACAAGACCAAAAGGCTTGGTTAATGCAGATGATGCAACAAGATATAGCCAATGGTTTATTAAATACTGCCGATGCTGTACTTCTTGTAAATACAAAGAATGTAAAAGAGGCTCAAATGATTTGGGCATATAGGGTAAAGAAAGAAAAAGAAAGACAATCTCAGCAGAAGATGCAAGAGATACAAGCGCAGCAGCAGGGCAATCAACAAGCAGCACAAATTGCACAACAAGCAGAAATGCAAAAATTCCAAATGCAATCAGACCTAGAATTAAAGAAAGAGCAAATGAGAATCCAAGGAGAATTGCAAAAAGAACAGATGAGAATAGAGTCGGCAGAAAGAATTGCAATGATGCACAATCAAACAAAAGTTCAAGTATCTTCTGATACTGCAAGTGCTAAAGAAAATTCTACGCACATAGCAGGACAGTCGTCAATATTGAAACAGCAAATAGCTAATCAAAAGACCACTTCCCAAACAAAATAAAATAGTATAAGAAAAAATTTTTTTATTTAAAATGAACTAATATTTTTACTTCACCAAATTCAAATCAATGATAAAAAAGTTCTATGACATGGATGAAGCAGATACTGCGACATCAAATGAAACAAGCGAAGCCCAATCGTCATCAAGTGCAGAACCTATGAGTATAGCTGCAATGATGGCTAAAAGTGGGACAAAAAGTAGTGCAGAAGGTGAGGGCGCAAGTCCAATCCGTTTAAATAGAGATGGTTCTTGGGAATCTGAAGCAGAGGTAAGAAACGCCCCCGTTGCTCCAACGAAGGCAAAAGATACATCTGAAGAAGAACAAGCATCATCCAAGTCAGTTGAAAGCGAAGCAGCGACTTCCCAAACTCAAAAAGAGATGGAGTCAAGCACAGAACTAAACTGGCAAGATGCAGTAAAAAGCCAACAACCTGATGATGTTCTAAAGGCATTAGGGTTTGATGAAAAGGCTATTTCTTTTATCAAGGACTTGAAAGAGGTTGACCCTAAAATGGTAGGCTTCCTAAACACTTGGAAAGAGAAAGGGAATGTAACAGAATACTTAAGCGAGTTGAGCAAGGATTACACACAAATGCCAGCCGAAGACGTGATGCGCCATCAGCTTCGGATAGATTATCCTAAGGCAAGCGATGCTCAGTTAGATGTTCTTTACAAAAAGGAGATAGTTGAGAAATACAACTTAAACTCTTACGATGACGATGAGGCGAATGAAGGGAAGCTCTTATTGGAAGCGAAAGCAGACAAGTACAGAGATGAACTAGCCAAGGCACATCAAGAGAAACTTCTTCCCACAGCACCAGACAGAAGTGCAGCGGCACAAGAAGAGGAACAGCGTTTAGCTGAATTCTCTAAGCACATTGTAACGGAGTTTAATAATTCCCCGTACACAAAAGAAGTTCTTAGTAAAAATGCAATTACAATCGGTGAGGGAAATGACAAGTTCAGCTTTCCAATAGATTCAAAAGCAATTACAGACTTAGTATTAAATGGTGATACAACAGGCGAACTGATGTTTGATAAGGTCAACAAGGACGGGCAAGAAGTATTTCTTCCCAAAACACAACATCAACTACTTGTAGCAACAGTTAATAAGTACGGAGAAAAATTCATTACAGAGCTTGCCAAGCATTACAAGTCATTAGGTAGTAAAGCCGCAATTGAACCCATAGATAATGCAAGACCTACTGGAGTTAAACAGACCTCAACCGCAGGTGAAGAGCCTAAAACAGTTGCAGGAGCAATGGCTAAGTATGGCAGATTGAATTCGGGGGGATGGTAAAAAACAAACAAAATTATAAAAAAATAAAACTTAATTAAAATGGCAGTTACTCAAGGTACTATGGTAAAATCCTTCGTGTCAGCGATTGATTTTCTTGACCAAAGGGATATAGACCCTAACATTTACGACCAAAGTCGTGACCGTGCATTTACCGATATCATGAAGATGGTAAATCGTACAAAACCAGCAAAGATGTTCTTCTACAACAACTTTGTAAATAACGATGTGTATGAAACAGCTCTTGTAGGAACAGGTAGTACTTCTGCTGCGGCAGGTGGTACTGGCTCTCTTGTAATCTTGGCTGCTTCTAACTATCAATTCCCAAGAGTTGGTGATTTGATTAAAACATCAAATGCAGCTAACGTAGGTAAGCAAGCGTTGATTACTGCTGTTACAGTTGTATCAGGCACTTCAGCTACTTGTGTTATTAAGCCTGTAGATAATGGAGCATTTACATTGACCGTTGCTGACCAAGTTCAGTTTGGTTCTAATGCATTCCCAGAGCAATCTGGTGCGCCTAAGAATCGTAGATATGGTTTAACCAAATACTACAATAACATTCAAATCTTCCGTGAGGTTGACGAAATTTCTGATGTTCAGAAAGTTGCTAAGATTGAAGTTAACGTAGGTGGCGACTATCATATCCTCCCTTACCAAACAGTTCAGAAAGTTATCAAATTGAATGGTGATATCTCTGTGCAAATGTTAGCTGGTACTGCTTCTGCTTCATCGCTTGTAGGTACTCCTTTCACTAACAATACATTGTTTACAAATGCTGCTCCAGGTGCTGCAACTCCAACATTGACTGCTACAGATGGTGCTGGTAATACTGGTATTCCTGTTCAGACTACTGGTGGTCTTGATTGGTATTGTATCAACTATGGTATCAATGACTCTGCTGCAACTTTAGGAACTTTTACTTTCGTAGAGTTAGATGAAATCATTGACAACTTCATCGCTAATAAAGCACCTACAGACATGATGGTGTTCATGGGAAGCCGTGCTTATCGTCTTATCTCTAAGTTCTTAAAGCAATTGGGTTCATCTTCAGTGGATTCAAGACGTTTGTTCGTAGATGGTAAAGACTTTGATTTCAACGTAGAACACCTTTCTTATGGTGGTTACGAGTTTGATTTCGTTCACGTTCCTATCTTTGACCATCCACAATTGTTCTCATCTACACTAGTTGCTGATGTTAATGGTTCTATGTACTTTGTACCAAAAGACCAAGTTGACACAGTAGATAATGGTCGTCAGCCAAGAATGCAGATTCGTTATACTCCTACTCCATTCATGGGTAGCGCAGCTAACAAGTCTTCTAATGGTATGATTACTGAGTGGAGAACAGGTGCTTTGGCTGAAATCCCAACTTCATCAACTATGCAATTGCATACTGACTGGGAAACAGCACAAGGTCTTGAGTGTTTAGCAGTTAAACACTTCCAGAAGTACAGAGTTATCTAATTAGATGGCAATAATAAAGTAGGGGAAGATGTACTTCCCCTACTTACTTTTAACCAATTCAATACAACCAATTCAAACTAAAAAATTATGTCTTTAGAAAATTTCGCACATTTTAATGACCTTTCTCCTAAATTAAGAGAAGAGTTAGAACAAAAGGTAGAATCATTTGGGAACTCAGTTAGGTACAGATTTGATATAGCAAAGCCTAACCCAGACCCTGAGAAATACAATGGGTCAATGGTGTTCCCTAATATGTACACATTAGACCCTACTAGGTTTACAATTCAAGACCCATATGAAGATAGGGCAGGGAAAAGTAAAACAAAAAATATTGGGCTTGTAGATGATGGGTTTATAAACGACAAAGGTGTCCCAGATAGATTTAAAAAAGTAAGATTAAATGCATCAAGTCAAGCCGTATTGAAATTAAATACGGCAGACAATAGAGATGATTTTTATAAAGCAATGTTCTTAGAAATGCATCCTAAGTTAAAAGGCGGCAAGTTCATGGATAAAAATGCTTACCCTATCATATCAAGAATAGATGAAAACGCAGCGGCAAGAGATGCAAGAAGTGAAAGAAATGAAAGATTAAAGGCATTAAATGTAGCACAAGCAATGTCTGATTCTGATTTAATTGATTTTGCGGATGCTATGCAATGGGATAGTTCAGAAAGTTTAGAAATATTGAGAAACCAAACAGAAGAATTAGCAGATAGGAATCCCGTTTATTTCAATGACTTAGTTCAAAGCAAGGCTATAGAGTATCAGTCGTTAGTAAAACAAGCAATGAACAAGGACTTGATTTCTTTTGATTCTAATGAATATAAATTTGTTTGGTCAGGGAATCAGCAAACAATTACAGTACTTTCCCCAACAGGCTCAAAAAAAGAAATTGAAAAAATGTCAGAGTGGATGCAGACAAGTGGGGTAAAAGGAGATGATTTTTATAAGAAGTTAAAGTCATTAGTAAAAGGCGGCAAAGAAAAAAAGGTCGCTGAATAAGTTTTGATTTTGAATTGGTGATTAGCCGAAAGGCTATGACGGCTAAGTTGGGTACTTTAGTACTACTGCCCTTATTTTTAAAGATTTAAAAAAAAATAAAAAATGCCTTTTACACCAGGTTTCAGCACTTCCCAAACAATTGGGATACCAAACAAAATAAACTTCACAGACACTTCTACAGGGTCTGATACAAATATTGTTAGCCGCAGAATCTTTATACGAGATGCGGCTAACACTTATATAGTTCAGAAGGGAACTACTACCACTTACGAAGATTGGGCTATAACATCTGGGTTAGACCCATTGTCAATATCTCTTGATGTATTAAAGAAAGATATGGCGTTGTACCTTACGGTTCAATGGGGGAATGTAAGCGGTCAAACATTTACCGTATTGTATGAGAAGTCTTACCTTACTGGCTTTACCTTGTACAATGAGTCCTTTGATTATCAACTTACGCAAGTATTGTCTGGGAATCCATTACTTATAAACGACCACAACTTTTTTGCAAACAAGAGTCAATTGAGAGTGAGCATAGATAGTGGTAATCAAGCAATATTCTTGGCAGCAGATATATTTGGAGGTCAGCAATGTTACGATAGGGCAACTAATCTTAGATTAAATTCACCATACTTCTTTAACGCTAATGTATAGTATACTTGATAAAATAAAGATTGCAAAAGTAAGCCAGTTCTTGGCTGAAAATGATATTGACAAGAGAGGTCTTTATGGTGGGGGAGTTGACATATTGCTTCCCACAAAAATATACAACATTAGAAAGAGTGTAGAGTGGATGTATGGCATCAATCCCCCAACAAACGAAGTAAGGGCAAAGGGGTACATAGAAATAACAAGTTTAGGCTTTTTTAATACAGGCAAACTAATAACGGTATACGTTGATGACCCAGGTTTGGGTCTTATTATATTGGGTACATACACCATATTAATTACGGACACAACAGAAATTTTAGTAGCTACAGGTCTTGCCAATTCCCTAGCATTAAATCCATATGGATATTATGTAAGTAGAATAAACAACATAATTACAATAGAGGCAAGGGCAGGCTTAGGCGGTTCTATAAATGACAATAATAGATTGCAAGTAATAGTAGGCAGTAGAGTATTTAATAACACATTTGATAATACATTTAATTAAAAAAAAAATGGCACAAAGGACAGACGGTCAATTAACAACAGAAGCAAACATCATAAGAGATGAAACTGCGGTAGGCGCAAATACAGCACTTAGGGTAGGTACTATGCTTGATAATTTAATTGATAGCAAGATTAATATTGATAGAGTAAGCGATAGTACTTCGTTGGGGAATAGTACAACACTAGTTCCCTCACAAAATGCAGTAAAGACTTATGTAGACGCAAATGTTGCAGGTTTATTGACTGACAATGGCAACTATGACCCAACAATAACAAGTCAATATCCTACGTCAGGTAATACATTGTCTGGGGGTGCTGTTCAAAAGGGGGATTTATGGTTTATTAGTGCAGATGGCACAATGAATGGCAATACGGTATATGTGGGATATAGTGTCCGTGCTTTAATAACAAATCCAGGTGCTACTACTGATGCAGATTGGTCTATATCAAATGTAGGCATAGGTTATGAGCCAGAAAATGTAGCCCATAAATCATTTGACCCTGGTATGGGAAATAGTGATGTTTATTATCCATCTCAAAAAGCAGTGAGAGATTATGTACTTAACCAAATAGCATTAAGCGTACCTACCTATCCATTAGAAAATGCTAATAATAAAATTCAAGATATAACATTAGACCCAAATAGTTCTATAAAATATCCTTCTAATGCAGCAGTATCAAGTTTTGTAGCAGCTAACTTATCTACGCCATCATTAAACGATGTGGTATCGGCAGGCAGTATTTCATTAGGTTCATTTGGGGCAACAACTCCAAGCATAACTAACATATATACTGCTTCTACTATAGACCAAAGCTATGCGGCACTAAATGCCATTACTGGCACAGGAGGGGCTGCAACTATTACTAATAAAGATGGCAATACATCAAGAGTTAATGCTAACTTATTGACATCTTTCAGAACCCATCAACTCCCAGACGCAACTGGAATCTTAGCATTAAAAGTAAATGGGGTTGGAGCTGATAACACAGGAAACATAGTAGTAAGTGCAGGGGGAAGTGTAAATACTGTAAAAGTTTCGTTAACAAGTGCTGATATACTTTCTTTGGATGGCACAAATGCGCTCACTTTAATTCCTGCTCAAGGTGCAGATACATTGATAAACGTATTAAAAGTTTGGTTTAAATATAATTATGTGACTAACCCATATAGTGGGAGTGGAATATATGTGCAATTAGGAACAGCAATATCTATTGTATCCCCTACAAGCGGAATTCTTTCATCTGGTAGCAGTGCCATAGTAAGAGCCGTAATGAATGCTAGTGCATATAACTTATCGGCTAGTGCAGTAGTTAATCAGTCTGTTTCATTAAGCACTGTGACTGCCCCAACTGGTGGAGATAGCACATTGGATGTTTACCTTACTTATGATGTAATAACTTTATAATGCAAATAACAATAACACAATTTCAAGGAGGTCAAAACGCTTCAGATGGTGAACCAAGTTTAGTAGATACGTCAAACTATCTATATGCATTGTGTGCGCCATATAACCTAAAGGCAGCGTATATAATAAATACAAACCTACCAACAGTTGTTGTTACTCCTTCGGGTGTTTCGGGAATCATTACCCCTATAAGAGTGATTGAAACGGACTTTATTGACGCTACACATTGGGCAGGAGCAAATAGCGTTAACCAAGCAATACTTCCCAACTACAGACTACAAGTATTTGCTAACTTTGTAGCAAGGTATTTATTGCAGGGAACTGAGTGGGTAAGAACGGCAGCAGGTATACAGATAATAATGCCAGGGTTTGATGCCACAGTTAATCAGTATGAGTTTTATATTGACATAAGTCTATACTAATAATATGAAAAAAATAATAGTTTTATTTGCTTTGCTATTGGGAAGTATTATCTCAATAGCACAGCCTGTTACACAGAGAGGTACGTCAGCAGTTACCGTACAAGACTCAAGATTATTTGCTGAACTAAACTTTAGACCACCAGCATTTCCCGACACAATAAGAGCAAACCAACAGATAGGATTAGATAGCTGTGGAGCATTGATATTCTCTAGGGACATTAACGCTTACTACTACAGAGCCTGTAGCCCAAAGAGATGGGTAAGGGTTGCATCTGGAGGCAGCACATCTGATAGTGCATACTTATCCTACAGACCGCTAACAGATAGTACATTTTTACTTTGTCGTGTTGGGGGAACTAGGTGCGATACAATCAAGGTAAATGGTAAGGGGGTGACACAGGCTTGGCTATTGGGCGGTAATCTAAATCCCGTATCCAATAACTTAGGTACAATAAGCACATCAGACGTGGTCATAATAACCAATGATGTGGCAAGGATGAAGATAGCAGGCAATGGAATTAACAGAAGTGCCGCAGCAAGGAACAGGTACTTGATGATAGACACCCTTACAAGGTATTTATTCTACGGGGATGAGTCGGACACGACTGCTTGGAAATTGCTGGGGAATTCAAATGCTATTGCAGGAACTAGTTTTTTAGGTACAACAAATAATGTACCTCTTGAATTTAGAATAAAAAATAAAAAATCTGGTATTATAGATAGCACCAATAAGAATGTAGGGTTAGGCTTCAATACATTGAAAACAAATGCTCCCAATGGAGTTGTTTTGCCGCCACCAAATAATGCTACATTAGGAACATATAACGTAGCAATAGGTCATAATGCTTTAAGTAAAGATACGCTGGGCTATCAAAACGTAGCAATTGGTGGTGGGGCATTGGGTACAACAACAACATACTCACAAAGAAACGTAGCCATAGGATATGCGGCATTAAACCAATCAATAACACCAAGTTTAGATGTTGCAATTGGATGGGGTGCTTTAGCAAGAGATTATTATGGTCAAGCTAATACAGCAGTAGGAGCAGATGTGGCTAATTTTTATGCGCCTGCTTCTGGCGATACCATGGCATTTAATACATTGGTAGGGTACAGTTCAGCAAAACAAAAAAAAGCTGGGAAGTACAATGTGTTTGTTGGGGATAGTACTGGGGCGTTAAATATAAACGGCAGTAGCAATGTTTTTATAGGAAGCAGAGCTGGTCAAAATGAAACTGGTTCAAGTAAATTGTATATATCAAATTCAAGCACTTCTAATCCCTTAATTAAAGGAAATTTTGCTGATTCTACTTTGAATGTGAATGGGAAGATGTCAATATCACTCACTTCCCAAACACCCGACTCAAGCCTAGATGTAACAGGTGGTGTTAAACTAAGAACAATATACAGAAGTAGTGCCTTAACTGATAGTATGCTTTTAGTAGGAGCAGATGGGGGTGTTGTTAAAAGGGAAGTGATAGTACCAAGCAATACAAATGTCACAAGAATTATATCTGGTAGCGCAGTATGGGATTCATTATTGATATATAGCGTTACAAAATGCTTTTATTATATTAATGGCATACTATACAATTCCCCAGCAACAAATGTAACACTAGTAGCAGCAGACTCTTCTAATCCAAGGATTGATGTTATTTATTGTGATACCTTGGGAAATGTTGGGGTTATAACAGGGATTCCCTCACCAAATCCTGTAAAGCCAACAGTTAATCCTTTATCCCAAATAGAATTAACCCACATCAATATAAATGCCCAAGCTACAACACCAGCAGGAGTTAATGGTAGAATAATATATAATGAAAATGTAGGAATACCAAATGAGTGGAATACATCAAAAAGTTTACCTTTAGCTCCAGCCGATTTCGCTTATACTATAAATCCATATGCAGGAACAAAATCGGCATATGCCCCACCATATGAACTAAATTATGCTTTAATATTTACCAATAATGCCTTTGTAAATGCAGATACGCTAAGTGAGTTATCAATGTATTTAAGGCAAAATTCTGCGCCTCCTGCTAGGGCAGGGACAACTATGTTTAGTGTAATATTATTTAAGTCTGGGGTACAAATAACTAAACCAATTTTAGTAACTGATGGGTTATATGGGTATAGCCTTTTAACATTAAATTCTTATCAACATTTAGCAATCCCATTTTCTGATTTTTTATTTAAAAATGCTTTAGATAAGACGTTTGACCAAATACAAATAGTATTAGAATCTCTAGTTATTCCTAAATTAGGGTATCAGTTTGATTATATAACTGCTGTTTCTGGAGGGAATACTCCCCCAGTAACGGGAGATTTTTGGTCTTTAAGTGGCAATGATAATACCAGCTTCCCTAACGCAAAGTTAGGAACAACAAGCAGCGACCAGTTAAGTATAGTTACAGATGACATAGAGAGAATAAACATCGCCAACACAGGTGTTATATCACTTCCCCAACTTCAAACAACAACAGACACATTACTATACAAGCCATTAGTTATTAACCCTACCAATGGTCAAGTAGCAGGTATAACAAATTGGGGCAACAACACAGTCTACACAGAGAACCCAATAATGTCAAGGACATCTGGTGATTCTAATATCATATACTTTAATGCTGATACAGCTAATGCTTGGCGTGGGGGAGGAAGTGGTACTATTCCCACACTACAACAAGTACTAGACAATAATCACGAATTAGTTAGTGGGATTAATTTGCAAGGCACATTAGCAGGGGATGGTTCTACTCTTACTTCTAATGTAAATGCATTAGGTGGCAATGCAGCAGGTCAAGTTTATAATGGGGTTACAGATATGAATGCATTTGGTAACTATGCTGGGTATTTTTATGGGGCAGATGATGGCGCACCACATAGTAATATAAATCTATTTGGTAATAATGCAGGGGAAGAGGCATATGGCAATAATATAAATGGGTTAGGTTATTATTCAGCTCAATTAAACTATGGTAATGATGTAAATGCAATGGGTTATAATTCTGCTCAAGGTAATCAAGGTAATAATGTAAATGCATTTGGTAATGGAGCAGGAGTTAATAATATTTATTCAGATGTAACTCTTTTTGGACAAGGAGCAACGGCAACTGCACCAAATCAAATAGTATTTGCTGGTAGTAGCGGAACACTTCAATCAAGAATACAACAACCAAGTACAGGACAAACATATACACTACCAGATGCAACTGGAACTTTACCACTATCAGTTAATGGATATACCGCAAATGGTGCTGGAGCAATTACAATACCATTAGGTGGCGGTGGAACAGTTACAGACATATCACAAGGATATGGTATTACTGCTTCCCCTACAAATCCAATAACCGTAAGTGGTACTATAGAGGTAGATACGGTAACTCTGTCTGGAAAGTACTTACGCATAAACGACACAACGGCTATGCTTACTCCCTACCTTCGTAAGGTAGATACATCAAGTCTTTCAAGCCGAATTAACCTAAAGGTAAATATTTCTGACACGAGTTCTATGCTTACTCCCTACCTTCGTAAGGTAGATACATCAAGTCTTTCAAACCGAATCAATCTAAAGCTAAACATATCCGATACGAATTCTATGCTTCTTCCGTACCTCCGCAAGGTAGACACCACCAATAGATTTGTGAATAACGTAACTAAAAAAAATGATAGTACCATAACTGTATTTAAGGGAAGCACATCTACTGATATAGTGTTGCCTAGAGGTAGTGCAGGAAGTAGCGGTACAGTTACATCTGTTGCTGCTTTAACATTAGGTACAAGCGGAACTGATTTAAACTCAACTGTTGCTAATTCAACAACAACTCCTGTAATTACTTTAAATGTCCCAGATGCATCAGCAACTGCAAGGGGTGTAGTTAATACTACTTCCCAAACATTTGCAGGAACAAAAACATTTAATACAGATATATATGTAAATGGATTAACAATAGGAAGGGGTAATTCTGGAGTTGCAACTAATACTGCTTTAGGTAGCGGAGCATTATTAAATAATACAACAGGGATTAGTAATACAGCAGTAAATGGAGCATTATTAAATAATACAACAGGCTCTTATAATACAGCTATGGGCATTGGTACATTAGGAAGTAATATATCTGGAGATTATAATACATCATTAGGAGTATCTAGTCTTGTTGCTAATACAACAGGAACTAATAATATAGCTATAGGTTATGGTACAGGTAACAGAATAAAAACAGGGAGTAGTAATATTGCAATTGGAGTTCAAGCAATCGGTAATGGCGGAACTTCAGTTTTAGATTCTGGGAGTAATAATATTGCAATAGGAAGACTTGCTTTGGGCAACCATGAAAATGGTAATAATAATACTATAATAGGATTTCGCTCATTTTTTAATGTTACTACTACTGGTTCTTATAATACAATAATAGGCGATAGCATAGATGCACCATCTTCTTCTGCATCTAATTATGTAATGATAGGAGATGGGCAAGGGCAAATTAGATTCAAGGATGACAATACAAATACAATACTTCCAAGATTAGCAGGTACGGGAACAAGAATGGTAGTGGCAGGTACTAATGGCGAGTTAAGTACACAAACTATTTCTGGTGGGGGAAGTGTTACAAGTATTGCACAAGGATATGGCATCACTAATTCCCCTAACCCAATAATAGCAACAGGTACTGTGACAGTAGATACTAGTACAGGTGGATTGTCTGGGAAGTATTTAAGAATAGTAGATACTACAAATAAATGGATAAATGGTTCTGGAACAGCTACAAGAGTGCCATATTGGTCAGCAAATAGAACTTTATCAAGTTCAGCTAATATGGTCTGGAACACAACAGATTCATCATTAGGAGTTAGTAACTTTTATACAGGAACAGCAGGTACTACACAATTTGATATAAATTCAACAGCTACATCATTACCATATTCTTTGGGTATATGGAGAAGACAAATAAATGGAGCTTATACATATTTTAAAGAAGATGAACAAGGTGGCGCACAGCATAAATGGGCATTTGTTGGAAGATTAGGCTTTAATCAAACTAGAGATTTTTATCAAGTTAATTCTTCAATTATGAATATTAATCTTGGTTGGGGAAATCCTAATAGCAGCAATTATGATGGCAGTACTTTGCTATTAAATCCGACTATAAATATTAATAATGCATTAATTACAGGAACAATAATAAGAGGTATATATTATAATCCTACATTGACTTCTCTTACAAATACAAAACACATAGCATTTGAAAGTACCTCTGGCGATGTAGTTATGAAAGGATTAAAAAAATCATCTTCAACATCAGATAGTATTGCTATTTGGATTAATGATACATTAAGCAAAGCACCTTATCCCACAGTTGCAGCAGTATCATCTGGTTATTATGGAGCATTCTCAGATACTTTATCACAAAATATTACATCAACAACTACTGCTTACCCATTAAATTTTAGAGTAACAGATTTAAGTAATGGTGTAACTGTAGTTAATAATAATAGGATA